GATAGGTTACCAGCATTAACATCGATTTTGCTTAGGTAGTCTGCCGCATTACCAAGTGATGAAGCCTGGTTTTGTAGCTCTACGTAACCGTAACGTGTCATGAATGACACTGTTGGTTCGAATGTTGCTGGATCTAGTACTGTACCAGATGACATTAGTGGAATGTATGGGCAATAGAAAGCCGCCGCATCGATTTCACCGTCACCTTTGTAACCTACTAGGATCGGTGTAGAATCATTTGCATATTGGTCAACAAATACTCTTAGTGTGTTGTTAAGTGTACCTACAAATTTAGTGTTTGTTGGTGCTTCAAATGGACCTTCTGTAGTACGTGCAAATGCTGAAGTTGTAGCAGATTGTAGTACTGTTAAGATTGTCGGTGAAACAACAACGTAGTTACCTGCACCACGACGTGTTCTTGCCGCGATTAGGTTAGCTGATCTGTTGATTAATACTGCTAAAGCCGCGTGTTGGTCTCCAACGAATGTTGCTTGACCTGATACGTTAGCTTGGTCGTATGAGTCAACAGCCGCACCTGCTAGGTTTCTTAAGCTGTTTAGTACTTCTTGGTCGATTTCAGCTGTAATTTCTTGTGCTAAAGCCTGCATAATTTCTGCTTCTACATCAAGACCGTGCATTGATTGAGCATCTTGTGCCGCTTCAAATGTCCATCTTGCTGATAGTTTTCTTGTTTTAGCTTCTACAGTCTGTTTTAGAACCTGGATGCTTAATTTACGGCCAGCTTCTGCTTCTAAGTTTGAAGTTGAAGTTGCTGTGCCTGTTGTAGCATCACCAGCATAGCCTTTTGCAATAGCAAATGGTGAAAGTGCTTCATCACCAGCTGTTGCTGTGCCTGCTGTTTCTGAGTAACGCACACGTAGAGTGTGAATTTGGCCTACTGGGCCTTGCATAGGCTGAACACCAACAAGTTCGTTTGCAATAACTGTTGGCATTACACGACGGATAACTGGAAGGATCACTTTGTTAAGTGTCGCAATGTTGCCTGCCATAGTTGAACCGCTTGCCGCGGCTTCTGACAAGTATGATTTAGTGTTTTCTAGAACACTCTCCATTACAACCTTCTTGTTGCCTGCCAGACCGTCTGTAAGAGCGTCTTTTGTAACACTCCAGTTTTCAAATAGTTTTTCTGACATGGTATACTCCTTATTAATTGATACCGGCTAGTTTTTTAAGGTTAATAATCTCAGCATCACTTTCAGTGTCCTGTGTGTGAGCCTTGTTACCTGTAATCTCAGTCATCTGAGAAGTTTCTGTTAATTGCGTCTTAATTTTTGCAGTTTTACCTTCTGCTAGTACAGTTGGTAAATATTTCTTGAACTGTGCATCTAGTTTTTCAGTTTGGACACTTTCAAGTAAATTGTGCATTAATTCACGCTTATCTTTTGCTAGAGGGGCTAATAGATCTGCTAATTTTCCAGCTCTTTCATTTGCTTCTGCAATACGTTGAGCTTTCTTTTCAGCGTCAGTAATTAGAGCCTCTTTTTCAGCTACTGTCTTAGACGATTCTGCTAGTGCATCTTTCGCTTCAGCCAGTTGCTTCGAAAGTTTTGAAATTTCAGTACCTTCGGCTAGGTGAGAACTCATAAATTCTGCCGCAAATGTTTCAAATAGTTTTCTTCCAAACATATTTTCTTTTGCAGTTTGAATGTCTTCTTTAAGTGTGCCTAACTCGCTTTTAATTGTTTTATCAACAATTGATGCAAGTTTAGTAGCAGACTTGTCTATGAACTCACGCTTCGCCTCAGCAATGATCTCTTTACCTTCCTTGACAAGTTTTACCTTTTGCTCCACTAGGTCTTTCTTGTCTTTGTGGAATTCATTAAGTTCTGAAGTTAGTTGTTCCATTACGAAATCTTCTAACTTGGCGAAGTTCTGTTCTTGTTTAGTACGATCACCACGTAATTCTGCGATCTCTTTTTTAAGAGTCTCCATTACGAACTGATCTAGAAGTTTTGCGTGTTCAGCAATTTTGGCTTCGTATTTTACTTTTGCTTCTACTGCTGACTGCTTATCCGCTTGGAATTCCTTTAATTCTTTTGTAATGGTATCTTTAAGCATTGCATCCAACGCTTCAACCATATTCTCTTTGTCATTTTCATAACGCTGAGCGAATTCTTCACGAAGTTCTGATGTAATTTCTTCACGTGCTTCGGAAAGTTTTGATTCCCAAGCTTCGCCAAGAGTTTTACGTACTTCTTCAGAAAGCACTTCTGAACTTAGGAGTTGTTCGATTGCATGAGTCATTTCGTTCTCCTAATATCTAAGTTTGTTATAAATTTAAGTACCTCTTCTTGTAAGTACTTCTGCGCCGCATCATCATGGTTAGTGGCTTTTGCAACGTCTAATAAAATATTAGATCTGTTGCCTTGCATAATTTGTTCGACAAGCGGTGTAGGATACGCATCAGGTGCACTTGGATTAGCAACAATATCAACTGTTACCATCTCAAAGTCTGAAACTTTTCCATCACCAGTTACATTACCAGTTCCTCTTGATGATACGCCTAATTTTACGCCTGATTGTAACATTGTTTCTACTAATTTTCCCATTGGTGTTGGGAGAATCTTTAATTTACCATATCCGTTGTGTCCATCCATCCACATGCTTGTAAGCATGTGTGATACACGATCTAAATTTATCTTTAGATCTTCTGGATGGTCAACTTCGCCGAGAACTGATGTGCCCCCGGCGATTTGATCGGATATTTTACTAACTGCTTTATTAATTTCGAAAGTAGGATACACTCTCTGGTTTGCGTTCTTTACGTTTCCTTGAATACAAATACCCTTCATGTACAGATCCTTACCTTCGTTGCTTGACTCTACAACAACTTTTGCTTCGTCAAATGTAAGATGCTCTGATAGTACTTGCATATCCTAGTTTCCTTATTTTGCAGCTACAGGTGATTTTGTGTTATCTTCGCCTGATGGTTTTTCCATTGCCTTTGGTGCACTCATCATATCGTTTGATTTCATGCCGCCTTCATTTTTGAAGCCTTTGCCCATTG